GTTTTTCAAATTATTAAAATCACTGGTATTCGTTTTATCTGATAAATTGCTATTTAAGTCATTAATCGCGAGCTGCATTGTATTAGCTAAAGCCAATGATGGAACCTTATCTGTAGCATCAGATAATACGTTAGATATAGCAGATAACGCTAACTTCTCCCGGTCCAGTTGCTTTAATGCATCAATTGCTTTATTGGCTGCATCAGTTACCCGTTTTATTGCCTGTTCTGTTTTGTTTAAGTTTGTCTCATCCAAATCCGGCTCAGAGTCATTAACATACACAGTAGGTATATATTCTTGGATATTTTCTATGTTATTCATGTAACCTCCTTACAGATTAAATCTAGCCAAATATAAATTGTAGTCAAACGCAGCCCCAGAAGCTCCAATATACAGGTAGGCATTGCCAGTTATTCCGCTTAAGGTAAATGTTTTTTCTTGCTCCCATTCAGCGCCGGAAGAGCTACTTCTTCCAATTGACCCATCAAGTAATATGTCACCTAGATTCGGATTATATCTATATTGCACGCTTGAACCGGACTGATATGCTTCCTCAATATAGTTTTCCACCCTATTCCGGCATACCATAACCTTGCAAACCTTTCCGGTTCCAGACATTTGGACCGTAACCGATTTTACATTTGTAAGGTTGATGGGTAGGTCAAAAACAAATGCGACTGTTTCTCCTGAACCTGCACTTGCTTCTATGTGGTCCTTTGACAGTTTTACCGTACCAGTACCTTGTCTATATGTTGTATACCTAAAATATGTAATACCCTGTGAGCCATAAAATGTCCCGAATAGATATGGGGTATATGGGTCCTCATTTACATATCCTTCCCACAGTCCAGGACCTACGCCTGCAACATATTCACCTTTCTTAATGACCGAAGGGGTTAGGTTTTTAACCGGATTAATAGTGATATCACCATTCCCGTATTTTCCAGCAGTCTTGACCGTGATTTGTTTTGCTCCAGGACCGATTGTCTGTGCATTAAATGTTTCAATGTTCTGGGTGATTTTCCCACCTGAATAATATCCAGGTTCAAGTTTTATTTCCCCGTTTGCCGGCAATATAATTGTTGGGGATTTTTTGTCTGGAAGTGTTCCGGTCTGTTTCTCCTCGCTTCCTTTCCCAAGGAATATATTACCTTCCAATACATCCTCTGGCATTGCTGTTAAGTCATCCAGATTCGCTTGACTACCAAATTTATGTAACGCCAACTTCGCCATATACACCATCCATTCCACTAACTTACAAAACCCTGCCATGTACCAGTTACCGCCCCTTCACCTTCACCAACAGTCACGCCATATTTTATCACTTCCGGTCGCAATCCGCTTACTTCCAATACAATAATATCATACATTACGTATTTTCCTTTTGTTTCAATCACCTGTTTACCAGGACCAGGGTCAACAAATCCACCTCTGTATGTTTCAAGGTTTTGGAAGAATGTATCATTTCCATCATGGTATCCAGGCGTAATATTATATGTTTCATTTACGTCCATCTTTTTATTAATCGATTCAACATCTTGCATTGTCCCAGACTGTTCATTATCAGTCCCAGCTCCATAAAATGTTTTTCCTTTTCTGACTCTTGGTGATGTAGCGGTTAGGCCGGTCACATCAACCCCACTTCCTTTAAACGGTAATCCGATTCTCATTGTCATATTCCTTTCAATACAAGTATGAAATCTGCTGTTGGTTTCCTATAATTACATGTAATGGTCACTGATCCATTATTCGTTGTTATGTCGGTGATATACCCCACGCTTCTGTCCACGTCTTTCTGTTGCTGTTCCGAATTAATGACAGGATACTCGAACATTGGCACTGGGACATCCGTATCATTTATACCCGCATTGTTTACAGTCTGTTTATATGGTGCCTGGGTGCTCCACCCAGTTTTAGGGAAATCGAGCCTGATTGCCCCAATCATATCATTAACTGTTCCTTCTATCTTGTTAATGGCCTTATTTGTATTATTGATATCATCAGCAGAGAATATGTCCCCTACCTCCACATATTCGGTTTTATCATCCAATGTAGATAGTCCGGTTTCAGAATCAGTTTCAATTTTGTATTTACGCATTCCAGAAAATTTATCATTTTTATAATCAGTTTTCAAACTCATAGGCTTATACTCCTGTTTCCTAATGTTTTCCTTCCAAGTGTGAATGCAAGATGGTTTGGACCTGGACAGGATTTTACAATCAGATTCCCCAAATCATAAATGATTCTTTCTATGGCGTTGGCCTGATAAACTGATGTGTATGTTATCTTATCAGGGGTTAGCGGGGTGTTGCTGTCTGTATAGTATGCATTCCTTATTGCAACTATATTTTTTTTCAGACGGTCCATTTCGTAATCCGTCCTATGGTCCTGCGGTTTCCATGTCTTAGATACAATCGTATTTCTATATCCGTACTGATTAAGGACATAAGATACCCATTTGATTGCCTGTTCGACACGGTTTAGGTCTTTGTAATCAATGTAAGCCTTGTCGGTTAATTCTATTATGTCTGACTGCGTACGGTCAAAAATAAGGGATTCTAAATACTTACTCATGTATTTTTACCTCTGCCTTAATTTCGTTGGGAGAAAAGCTATAATTGTAGCTCTCAATAATGCCTGTGCGGTATCCATCGTAATCTGTATCAATCTTGACTTTCTGTCCTAATTTTTTTGTTCCAATAAGAACATCCCCCACCACATTTTCTGCTCGCTGATAATATGCATATACGCGGTCAAGCACTTGCTGCGCATTACCACTATAAACCAATGTTGCGTCTGTTACTTCACGGATGTTTTTATTAAATACAATATCTGGATTTTCTTTAAGGATTGATGTGGTGAGATGGTTGTATCTCTTACCAGTCAGTGTTACATTTCCACCAGTTCCAGTTATATAGGCATAGTTATCCCCGTGCTGACCAATGATTCCACCAGCTATGTCCAGACTGTGATAAGGCTCGCTAAAAATAATCTCTGCTGTTCCATTTAAAGTATCATTATATAATTCTTGCGCTTCATTAGATTTTTTATAAGTATGTACTGTCAGCCTGATTCCAGTAACAATATCAGAATGCTCTAATGTAACACCGGAAAACACTTCATCCGGCAAGAATTCACCACTCAAAGCATTCTCCTGTGGATATATAACAATTCCATCATAATTGCTTGTATCTGCAATAGCTCCAATAGCAAAGCATATGTATACTAATGCGTTTCTCTTTGTGGTATACGGTATGTATCCATAAAGCGGAATATCTGAAAATGATTCATCCAATAAATAATTAAAATCTTCATTCTCAAATATTTTTTCTAATACTTCAGAAACCGGCTGGCCTGTATATATTCCTCCAGCGAACTCATTACCATCCAATACACCCACTGCATCATGCGCGTCCATATGGTAATCTGTTTTGTTTTTTCTTGCGCCGTTTTTTAGATAAAAATTCCCTATCAACTCTCCATTAAAATACAGTGTAAGCTTCTGCTTTTTTTGCAAATCAAACGGTATATTAGATGTTGTTCTGACCGTAAAATTCAAAGTGTTGATACTTATGCTTTCTGATATGGCATTGATTTCTTGCAAACAGTTTCTTTCCAGCAATTCGTTGTCCAGAAAGTCTCTGTATATTCCATAATCTATTCTGGTGACAAATACCGGCCTGATGGGTTTTGATGTCTGTAAAAATGTGATTTCCAGCTTATTATATCCTCTCACATAATTATTACAAAAATATCGCACTGAATCCGGGTAAAACTCCATATCTGACAATAGGCTATTATCCGAGTACCACTTAATTCTCATTCTGGTGCAATAATCGCCCGACATCATATTAAAAGTAAAAAGCAACCCTACACTAGTAAATTTCTGATTAAATGTCACTGTTAACATGGGGGATTCAATCAACGTTTCAGTTGTTGATTTCGGGTATAAAAACATTCCTGGATGCAAACCCATTTGAGGTTTAAGCCCCTGGCTCTGCTTAATATACCCAAACAATCCTTGCTCATTTGATACTTCCGGGCTTATGTATCCGTAAGGAAGCGGATTATCTGGAAAATTAATATACTTTCCATTTAATAAAGAAAACCGTGGAAAGCATAGAGCGTATCCGGGATAAGAAATATCATCCCGCTTTAATTCCGGGAATTCTTGCTCTGTTATCGTCCCACGCGGATGTAAACCAGGGCCTGGATGAAGCCCTAATCTCGGTCTTAATCCAGGTCTTGTAATGGATGCTGTACTATTTTCTTTGGCATAAGGGGCCAAATCGTCATAAACAATCTTTAATCCCTCAGTGTTCTGTTCTGCGTCAGATAATATGGATTGCTTTAAAAACACATCACGGCCTCCTCTGCGGCTCCATTGCGGTAAAGGTAATGGATAACCCGGTCCAGTGGTTACGTTTCCCTTCTTTTCCGTTCTTGTTGATTCTTATTTCATCATCACCACTTGTTATGTATGCTTCAAACTCTTTGGTTTCTTGACCATATGGGAATACCATATTATGAGACTCAACCGGGGCGGAGATAATTTCGTAAAATGTATCATAGTCAGCCGGGTTACTTCTTTCCGCATCGATATCGAGGGTGTAATTATAAAATGTACCAATGATATCACGGTGCATCCGGTAAGACTGCAAACGTCCAGAATTTTCACTATCTGTGACTGAAAAATTCCGTTTTAAGGATTTTACCCATAGGCGGAGATTAACTCCGTCTATGGTAAATACTCCGTTCCCATTCTGTGCCATTATACGCTGCCCTCCGTGACCATTCTTACGCCCACACGGTTCTTTTCATTGTTACCAAACTTGACTACAAGCTGACCAAATTTTGTGCCATCAAGTATTAGCTCCGCTTTAGCAATCTGGTTTCCGCTTGACATATTGCTTTCTGCCAAAGCTTCCTTAAGTGCTTGCTTCATGGTTGATAATGGGGATACTATTTCCGGCTCCTTTGTGTTATCTCCCAAGATAGCAGCAAACATTCCGGCTCGCGGTGGTACTACTGTACCGGTTGCAAGCATTGGCATTCTATATGGAACTGCCGCATAAGCAGACATTGGATATCTTCCTGAGCTTGAATATCTCGAATAAGACGTTCCTCTACTATTTGCTCCTGATGCTATTCCAGCTATAGAAATTCCTGCTATTGCAGCAATACTTCCCGCTATTGCCATTGTGGAAAAATCATGAAGTCCAGCTGCAACTGCTGCAACAACCAAAGCAATAGCCCCAGCAACTGCAATGATTTTAGTTGCCAATTTTTCCTCAGGAGTCATTTTATCCCATGCTTTGGCAACTTGTGATGCCAAATAAATTATAGAGCCTACGACTAAAACTATTGCTCCAAACTTTAAATCCAGACGACTAAGTACACCAATGACAGTTTCAGATATTTGAATAAATCCACCAAATTTGCTTATTAATTGTGCAATCCCACTTACAAATTCGGTTACTTTCCACGCAGCAAAGAAAGCCAGTACCGACAAAGTTATATTCTCTACTTCCGTTTGATGCTTATCAATCCAATCAGAAAATTTGGTAAGCCATTCCACAATTTTCTCTAATGCAGATATGATAATCTTTCCAGTCCACTTTCCTAATGGTTGTAAAAAGCTTTCCCATAACCACACACCAAGAGGTTTAAGTGCATCGATAACACTATGTATCGTTTTTAAAGCTGCAGATATTAAATCGAATACTGTTGGAAGTGCCTGTTCGGCTCCCCATTTTGCAATTGGAAGTAATATACTATTGAGGAACCACAATAGTAAATCACCAACATCAGAAACGATTGGACGTATGGCTACTAACACGCGGTCAAAGCTTTCCAGTAATGGAGTAAAATCCAAATCTGCTGACCACTCCTTCAAGCTTTCCGAAGCCTCCCGGAAAAACCCAGTAATCTCCAGTATGATATCTCCCAGGTGCCTCATTATGTTTGTTCCGATATCTCCTGATTTCCAGGCAGTGTCAAAATTCCTGACCAAATTCCCAACCGTATCTGAAAGGTTAGCAAAGGTAATCAGCAAATCGTCTGTAATTCGTTTCCCGTATCCCTCTACATTCCATACTTGCATAAATGATGCGCCCACATCACTTGCAAGCTGCTTAATAGCAGAGAATGTATTTTGCAATGAACTCATTACCTGTGGGCCATTTTCAAGCCATGATTCCTTCAGCGGGTCGAAAAGCTTCCCAAGCGTATCCTTTATAGCCTCTGCCTGTAACTTAATATCATTGGATACTTCCTCCGTGGTAAACATATCCTCCGGCTTAAGTTCGTTCTTATCTTCCTTCTTTTTCTTTCCGGTTGTTATCTGTATTAGCTTATCAAACGGTGCTATAGCCTTTTCTGTTTCTTTGGCTGCATCTTTAGTTTCATCCTTCGTCTTGTCCAGACTGTCCGCATAATCCTGCTGGACCTTAACCGCTTTAACAAATGTATCCTTGCCAGTTAATGCCGCCAGCAGTTGCGCCGTCCAGGTGACGGCCTGGGATAGTAAATTGATAAACTGCGTCAGGGCCGGAGCTGCGTATTCCACCAATGGGGAAAAGGCTGTGCCAAAAGAGTTTTTAAGCTGGGTCATACTGGACATCAGCATGGATAACGCTTTATTGGTATCATCTGAATACTGGGCCAGATTATCCATACCTTCTTTAAGGCCGCCTGTTACTGCTGATATTGCGCGGAATACAGTACTAAACAAAACAGAAGTTGCCAACATTCGGCCTATCCCTATTCGTGCGCCTCGGGATGCTTTCTCAGTACCTTTTAATGATTTATTGAGCTTACTTCCACTTTTGCTTGCTTTCTTTTGCTCATTATCAACACCTAGCAGCTTTTTCTTATAATCCTGCATTGCATTTTTGGCCCTCTGCAATCCTGCTAATGCCTTGTCATATGGCGCATCTCCAAGTCCATAACCAGCCTTTTCTGCATAATACAATGCGTCCTTATACCGGTCCACTTCGTCTTGTAAATTTCGTACACTTGGAGAAAGACTTTGTATGGATTTAGAAGCAGATGAAAATGTATGTTTCATAATGCCCGGAATATCCTTAAAAGCCTGAGGTAGCAATTTTATATAATCCATTGTGCCGGATAGCGTCCTTTTGATATCTTCGCTGCCTGTTTTTGCACCATCCGTATTGATTTTAGTATCTATTAATACAGTTCCATCAGGTTGCAAAGATATCACCTCACTTTAGCAACTCTGCAAAATAATCAAATTCTTCTTTAGATTTGTCAGTGGATTTTTCAAGTTCGCATAGCTTTTTATTGTTATGTAAAAACTCCTGCTCCCACTTTTCTAAGCGCTTTCCTTTTGTCAGTTTTTGCCGGATGGACAGAACCTGTGAAAACAATCCATCTGCAATTTCCATGAACCATCCATAAAAGGTCCACCAATGAATAATTTGGAATCCGCGTGTTTCAAATCCCGCAATGTGGTTAACTGCAGGAAATATGATTCCTGCATCTTGTTCCCAGTCAATGACGCGCGGTGATGGAGTATCTTCATGTGTTATGCCACAGTCAATAAACCATAATGCCTTTTCTGCCGCTTCTCCCAAATCCTGCGGGGGAGGTATAACAGGCCAGTATAGAATTTCAAGCATTGCTTGTGTTTTTTCTGGGTCAGATAATTCATCATCTGAAAATGCGGATAAAATATCTAATATCGCCCGGAAGTCCTCACGTATTTCGTAATCTATTCCGTTAACAGAGAGACAATATGGCAGGTTCCACGCCGCACTCATTTTACTGGAAACGGATATTTTCCAGGACCAGCGTTATACTGTTTCGTATATTTCCCGGCCTTGCTTTCCATTTCCGTAAAATTTTTACCAGTTTCCTGCTCTATGATTTTTTTAACACTTTCGAGTATTACCAGCGCCCACGGGTCTCCGTTTTCCATTGGCGTGAATGGGCTAGCAATTTTAAAGAAGCCAGAAGTGTCCGCGTTAAATAGATAATCAAATTTATCCTGAAGAGACTTGGCGTATTTATTGATTATCTCTAATGACAGTTCATCCTTTTTGCTATCAAGAATTGCTTTTAATTCCATCCACATATCCTCGAATGCTTTATACACATTCTGCTGCCGCTCGAATATGTCAAGGTCGGTCGGAACAAACTTTAAAGTTGCCAGCACATCACCATGCTGGTCCGTGAAATCGTAGTATTTAACAGGGCTTTCAATACTTATTGGAATGTTAGGCATGATTTAGTCTCCTTATTCAGACAATGAAGCAGGGCTTGCTCCATCAGCTGTAAAAGCCATTGTTGTAGGGTCTACCGCACCAAGAGTCCTATCGCCTACATAGTGCACCGTATGCGCTGCGGAAACACCTTTCAGGCCTCCTGCAAAGTCTCCCAACTCAACAACCCCCTCCTGCACCCATGCGCGCATCTTTCCGGTACTATCGGTTTTGTATCGTTTTACGCAGAGATACTTCAACCGCAAATCTGATAATGTTGCTCTTTCCTCCATGAGCGTATCTATCTTCTGGGCGTATTTACTCTCACCCGATACATTGGTTGGGTCCACTGTCATGCTTTCCGCATAGCCGGTGATATCATAGTTATTATTTCCAAGCACATCCTGGCTTTCTTCCGTTTCTGGATTCATGGAAATTGGCATATCTTCAACGCCTTTTCCAATAATCTCAAGTTTATCTTTTGTGATATTTGTGGTGCTTCCATCAGTTATCCAAAAGACCATAAAGTCTTTTCTTTTTGCCTCTCCATCGGCATAAGTCCATGTTGCCACTATCTTTCTCCTTTCAAATAAAAATAGAGCCATCACACAAGGCTCTGCGTCTTAGCGTCTGGCTCTACCATCTTTCAAAATCATATTTATATTCTATCGATACCGGAAGTATCCAATCCTGCACACCACTTTCCTGCGGTTCCAGGCCATAAGAGTTATCACGGGTAACTTTGGTTATCTTTCTTCCCTGGGATAATGTGGGGTAATTTGATAATCGCTGCTCACTCCCATCAATCACAACCGGCTCACGACACAGCCACTTTCCGAACGTATCAAGAAATTCCTGTATGCTCATTTTCTGACGCTCTTTTGTGGATGATGTACGGTATATAATATAGAAAGGATACTGGCAGGTCTGTCGCACTCCGCCCAGTACATCCTCAGTCTCAGAAAAGATTAAGGCTCCATTATCTGCCGAAAATGCAATCCCACTATCCTCACCCAATTCTTCAAATTTAACAGTTTCATTTTCATACAAGCCAGGGAATTGATTAAGCAAAGCCTTTACAGCGATTGTCAGCACATCATATCCGCTTGCGTCTTTTCCTATTGGTTTTCGTTCATCACCCACGCTTTCCACCTCCAGCCGTTTTCTTGGCTTGCTTTATCCATGATTTACCGTCTGCTTGTTTGGCTGCATCAAACCATTTAGCCTGTGCCTTAGGATGCGCTGTTTTGGTATACTGTAAATCCTCTTTTGCTTTGGTTTTTCCTCCATATTGGCTTACTAATACCTTTTTAGTACCCTTTGTAGCCCAGGTACTACCAGTAACAGTGCTAACCATAGTTTTACCATGGTATAAAAAACGACCAGCAGGGCCATATGCGGCATATACTTTTCCGCTCCCTTGTACTGCGGCGCTCGCTGCTCTGGTAACATCCACAAAATCGCCTGTAACCATAGGCATAAAAGGAACCATACTATTCATGACATTTCCGTCAAGCTGATACTGCGCGCGCTGGAATTGCTTATCAAACCGGGTTAAATTAAGTTTGATTTTGATATCAGCATCAACAACAGAGAATCCTTTAAAATGTGTTGTTTTACTTGCCATATTATTTCCCCAATATCTCAAAGTGAGGAATCACAGAGTATGGACCTCCAACAGAGGATACCAAATATACGAAGTCGTACCGGTTATTCATATAGGCATAAAACCCGTCTCGATAGTCTTCATCGTTTACCGGATTAACGCCTGTCCATTCTCCATTCCAAAAGAAATCTGTAGATGGGCTAAAAGTAATACTGTCTGCCAACTCATCATTGACCTGTTTCGCCCAGGCTTTTGGCGGAAGCCAGATAATTTCCTTTCCAGTAGCATTCGTGATAATTTTCTGCATGCCCATTTCAGTGTAAGCAATATGCAATTCGGCATTGTCTGCGCTATCTACCCCATATTTTTTTATTAACGCTCCTCTATCAGTAACTAGGTCAACGTTTTTTAATGTGTGAGGGTACCATATCTGCGCTGTTGAGGATTCGTAATAATTAAATACAGTTATAGTTGCCTTGTAGATGTTAGTGCCTCCTTTTTCTGACCGGAGTAGAAACTGCCGACTCATTACTCCACCCGTATCTGCGCCTTTTGTCTATTGTTTCGTAAGATATGCCGTTAATTTCTCCCCATTCTGCCAACGTATGAGTTTCGTTTCCAAGCGTTACATATATGTTTGTCCTTTTGTTATTGGCCTGCGCCTTCACCGTGACCCACCTACAATTCTCCGGGCAATAATTTCCGTCAACATTAATCCTATCAATCGTGAGTTTTTCGGAATATCCACTTTGTATCGCCCAGTTTCTAAAGTTTTCATAAGAGTTCATCCAGTTTTCGAAAATAGATATTCCACGTCCACCATAAAGAGAATAATTCTTATCGCTCTTACACAAACATCGTCCTTTCATATGTTTCCATATTTTATATAAACGTGTACCACTTTCTCCGTGTAATCTATTTGTTGTGGAAGTACGTTCTCTTTGATAGCATCCACAACTTTGTGTTACTCCAGATATAAGACAACTTGCCCTTACATTTTTGACATTCCCACAATCGCACTTACATTTACACCATGATTGTCCTTGTTGAACAAAGTGCTCTATAGCAACTAGTTTACCAAATTTCTGTCCTATCAGGTCTTTAGGTCTCGGCATAAATCCATCTCCTTTTCAAGGAAAGGACTTACTGCTGTCTCGCGACATGCGCCTTTCTAAATCAAGGGATACCGTGTACATAAGGTATCCCCTCCATTATTTATTCATCTGCTTATACATCTGGTTAACCCCTGTAGCCGCCAGGCCAGATACCGCACCAACCGCTACAGCCGTGATATAGTCCGATGCCGGGAAATCTGGGATTGTCCCCATACCAAGCGCGCCCAGAATGCCACCCACAACAGCCATAATGACCGGAATCCATTCATCCGGTATCTTCTTTGCGGCCTTGCATCCAAGGCCAACCACATAGCTCAAAGCCACAATAGCCACACATGTTCCCAATGTCGTAATATCCATCACCCTGTTACCTCCTCATAAGTTTTCATAAAAATGTCTGGCTTACAGGGATACAGTTCTCCGTTTACACCACGAATGACATAATCACCAACAGAAACGTGGTGAACACCTTCGAGTGTGGAAATATACAATTCTGGTCCATCATAATACATCACCGGATGTTCTCCCTCAAATGAATACACTGCCCATTCCGGTACATAATATTTTCCATCAGAACTTTTTAAATCTCCATCGTATTGAAATGCCTCGATTACTACAGGTTTCTTTCTGTACCTCATAATAGTCCTTTCTGTTATGTTCACACTACAATCCTGCAAACAAAAGCGGTGTCCCTTTGCTATCTCTTACTCCCATCAGATACACCTTTACAGTATCATACAGAAGTTTATTGGTTGCCTGTTCATCCCCTGCCGCAGAGTATGCAGTACTCCAGGCTTTAGCTCCGTTAGCTATTTCAGACGGGGATGCATAGCTGATTGATTCGGAACCGGAATTGCGAGAAATAATAATTCCAGAAGATTTTCCATTGATATCTGTCTTAGAATCACTTCCAGCGGCGGCAGATAGCGCCTGTTTTTCTGCCAGTTCCAAACCATACAGCTTATCAGCTAAGGCACATACGGCTTTCTTGATTTTGGTTTGCGCTCGTTCATTATCTGGGAGGCCATCAACCAACCTATCTCTAGTTACAACGTCAAGAAAGTCGCTTGCCTGTTCTGCTTCTTTATCAAATGATTGAGAATCCGGTATGGCACTGCCGTAGTATTTTGTTGTGTAAAACTCATAATCAGCATAGGCCATGCCGGTTCCTCCTTACTTACTTCGTGCTTTCTTACTCCCTGTCAGTTCTTCGCCGTCAGCGTCCAGGGATAAAGTGCTGGCGGCTACGCTCCCCCCGCGCTGATGGTGATAACTGCAATAGCGTCCAGGTATTCCGCAAACAACGTCATTCCCATAAGTGCATATGATTCACCAACAGCATGTCGATAATCACCGTCTGCATGGAATCCTATCAGATTTGTTTCTCCATCAACCACATATTCAAGCCCAAGCTGTTCAAAGCCGGAATTGCTTGGGTCAACGTAATATAAAACAATGTTTTCAGCAGGAGTGGCAATTACTTTTCCTTCCGAGATTTCGCTAGAAAGGATAACTGTCTGTGCTCCCATAAAATTCTGGATATAGTCAATACCAAATGAGGTCTGCACGGATAATTCTGCGGCGCCTAAATACTTGTATGCATCCAGTGTATTTACGAACACCACAATATTCGTAGATGTCCGGCGCATTTTTTTGAACTTGTCTTTTACCTTTCCTATTGCCATTGCAACCGCCATCTGAAAAGTGGTTTCAGTAGACGTAAGTGTTCCGGTCTGTAAAAAAGTATAGAATCGGTCCAAAATGTTTGCCTGTAATTCATTTAAAAAGGCTTCATCTGTCATTTGGATAGCTGCTTCTGGACCTTTTTCATCCACTGCCTCTATTGACACCGCTTTAGCATATTTCTCCAGTTTAATTTTTGCATATGGAACCTCTACAACGCTTGCAAGAGAATATGGAATTTCTTCTCCCTCTCCCACATTTCCACTTTGCAATGTAATTGTTGCCTTTTTTGACTTTAACTCTGTTCCGTTTTCCTTTTTTATTGGCCTCATGATTCCAAGAATTTCTCCGAGAGAATTCCAGTTAAGTCCAAAGCGTGTTACAAAATCTATCGCGCGTGCAGTAACTGCTATATTGGCTGATTTTGTAAGGTTTTCTTTTGCTGCCATTAATTATTCTCCTTTTTCAAATAGGCTTAAGTTCTGGGCAATAGCTGCCTGTCTTTCGCCAGGGTCTTTAATTTTCATGATTTCTGCTTTTGACATAGCTCCATTTCCACTATTTGCTTTAATCGGTGCGGTAAACCTCGCCATGTTCTGCTGTACCTGCTGCTGTGCATCATCAACAAAAGCCGAAGCATCTTTTTCTTTCATTTGAGACAAAAGGTCATTCAGCCCCAGAATTTTACCATCTTTCAGCTTTAATCCGGCCTCTTTTACTTCTGCCATGATTGCACGTTTAGCCGCTTCGCTGGAAAACTTAATACCCTCAAATTCTGTTTTAAGAGCATCTGCAAAATCACGTTCATAAAGCTGTGCCTGGGCGCTCTTTTCGGCTTCTGTAGCTTTCTGTTTCCAGTCAGACAGTTCTTTCTGCATCGTCTCCAGGTCAACCCCTTCAAAGCCTTTCAGCGTTGTTTCTGCTGCTTCTGCTTTTTCTTTCCAGGTATCCCGGTCCGCGCTCAGATTGTCGTTTTCTTTCTGCAACTTTTTGAGGTCTTTCCCGTTTTCAGCCATGACAAATGATATCTGTTCCTCTGTCAATCCCTGTGCTTTTAATTCTTCGGTTTTCATTGATGCTTCTCCTTTTCCGTTATTAGGTTATTTGTAGGTGTGTAACCGTCCACCAACGGTTGCCATTTTGTAGGACTTGACTTGTCCAAAAACGCACATGCCGGAAATTGCATCCGCTTTTCAACCTCCAGGCTGTTCACGCTATGCGCTAGAACCTGTTTCTTTTAAGGACATGTGCTATAGGAGGGAGGTCAATATAAAGAAAGAGCCAAACAAACTCTTGCATCTGTTTGGCTCTGCGTCTAGCGTCTGGCTCTAAAGTTATGTTGCAGGTGATAAACCACTTTTATCTAAATCACTTGCTTTTCCTTTTGCAATATTCATTATGGATGTATTCTTGCATACAGGGCAAAATACGGGAAGGTTTTTCGCAACCGTATCTGGTCGTATTTTAGTCCGAGTTTTATTGTTACATATAGGGCAGTACACCCAACCGTCTTTTACCATGTTTTCACCCTTTCTGCTTATTCCTACTCCCATTTTACCTTATTCAAAAAAAATAATCGTCCCCACATTTTAAATATACTATTGACTTTACGCCCTTTTGGGCGCATAATATAATCAGAGATAAGGAAAGGTGGTTAAAACAATGACAGTAGCCGAGTTAAAAGAAATGATAGATACCAATGATTGGGATATTAAATATAGTAGGTTTGGAATCCGCATTCAGGAACAGCCCTTCGAACTCGGCGCTATGGACCACAATTCAAAGGTGTGGCTTGACGAAGAGGAAACAGACGAAGAGCTGAACGGTGTATGCGCCATTGATTTAAACGCTCCAGAAGCCGCCGAATCTCTTAAGGGTAACGGATATTTTGGTTCCTACATTGCTCTGATTGCAGGCTATAACTATGAGTACGGTTTTGATGCGGGGGAAGTTATTTTAAAAGATGCGGAAGTGCTGTATATCATAAAATAATGGAGGAAATCATGAGAAGATACCCAGATTGTATTAGGACAGATGGACTTTGTGGGGCCTGCTCCGCATCCAGTTACGGCAGGGATTGCCATAACAATAATATCAACAAACTATTGTATCAACGTTCTTTGGCCGGAATGACCCAGCAGCAAGTAGCTGACGCCGCAGGAATGAATATCCGTCAGATACAGAAATTTGAATCTGGAGAAAGGGACCTTGGCAACATGACCCTGCGTAATGCCTTGTCATTGGCAAAAGCCCTTGACTGTGAGGTGGATGATTTAATATAGGAGATAGTATGGCACCAAAAAAAAGATATATCGGGACAAACATATGGATATCTTAAGGCAATTAGGTGTACCGGAGATAAGAAGAACGGAAGCTATTTGTGGGAATTTGAATGCATCCTATGCGGGAAGCATATTATAAGGCGTATTGGTCTGGTCACTGGTGGAGAAATTATTTCATGCGGTTGCTATAAAGCCAGGAATCTTAAAAACAGGCCATTGCCTGATAAGGTCGGTCAAGTTTTGGGAACAAACATATCCCGCATTACCTCTAAAAAGCCCCAGTCAAATACATCGTCTGGGCATAGAGGAGTATCTTTGCATCGCCAGAAAGGTAAATCAGATACTTGGATTGCTTACATATATTTTCAAGGAAAACGCTTTTATCTTGGGAGCTTTGCAAACAAACAAGAGGCTATTAAAGCGCGTGAAACTGCCGAAAATCAGATATTTGGAGATTTTTTAAAATGGTACAATGAGCGAAAAAGCAAAAAGTGATTTCGATTATAATACAAATAAAAAGCGGCGGGATTATTCCCACCGCCTTTTTATTACATCATATTACGAAGCTTTTCAATATACCTTTTCATGGTTTCTCTTTCTTCCCGGCAGTCGGCATCTTTGGACATTTCTCCTAATTCTTCTGTCAGTTCGTCCATATGCTCTTCCAAGGCTGCAAGCATACGCCGCTTGCAATCTTCATCTTTTCCACCGCTTCTGTAGCTCTGCTTCTGATTCATGTAGTCGTCATAGGCCGGACCGGTCGCACGGCTGTAGTGTCCTCTGACGTAATGTTTCCCGCGTGTGCCGCGATAAGAACTGTCACTATCATAGTCCTGCGACATTCCATCAGCACGGCTATAACGTCCCATGCTGTCGCGCTTGCGACGCGCTTCGCTGTATTCTCCGCCGTCCATTTCGTCCATTACCTGATTGTAGTACTCCTCTTTGCACTTCCAGTACTCCACATTCTCCATGTCTTTCCACATGTCTATCAGTTTGTATGCGGTTTCAAGGTTGCTAGTGTTCAGGCCCTTTTCCGCAATCTTATCCAGCTCTTCGTGGATATTCTGCATCATCTTATAACTCATAGCCTTACCCCCTTAACCTATTCTGCTAACAACAAGGTTAGCGTCTGATACTGTCGCCGCTGTGGCTCCAACGTTTTTTACCGATAAGGTAGCGCAACATGGTTTGCACACCCTTACTTCTACAGTTGCTGCTCCATTGATTGTTGCGCCGGCGGCAACTGTGTTCTGGATTCTTGCACCGGGAATGCCTTCGCCGTCCTGCTGCACTTCAAAGATAACGTCACCTGCTGCGGCTGCGGAAAAGTTTCCGTTAAAGCCTACACGGTACAGGCCAGGAAGTAAAACCACCCTCCCAGAAAGTGGCTCGTGCCTTATATTTGGGCAATTACAGGAATATACCCGGTTTGCTGCAAACAGTACACTTCCATTGACTTCAACAGTCTGTGTGCCAGCAGTTACAAAATCTGCCATAATAAAATCCTCCTTATATGCACAGAAGGGCAAGCCTGTGCCTACCCCTCCATGTGTGTAATACTACTATTCAGTAGACATGTCCTTTTCGGACAAGATACGCAATATACGGTTGTTTTGGTCGATAATCTTCTCCATGTACTCCTTATTCTGCTGTTGTAGTGCTTCCATAATATCATTATTTGACACATCGCTAACAAGCAAAAGCAAATCTATCATTTGCAATGCAGTTGCATACAAAGCAAGATTATCATAAAACTGCTCGTTTCGATTTAGCATCCGCATCCAGTATTGCATCCACAACCGCAGTTAGATGCGTATGGATATGGCGCTGGAACCGTATAAGCCGGTACAGGCTGCGGCTGACGAAGCTGTGCAACGATGGTGTTACCAACTGCATCAATAAAGCCGTTCTGGGCAGTCTGGCTTGCCTGGAACCTAAGAGTCTGATTTTCTGCCTGGAGGCTGGAAATTTTGTCCTGGGTCAAGAAGTCAAGGATAGCCCTGGTGTTGCTGTTGTTGTTATCCAGTAAATCCCTTGTTGCGTTCTGGATTGTATTTCTGGTATCACATGACTGTGTAGCCAGATTGTAGTTTACGCCGTCAATTGCGCGCTGTGTCTGGCAGCAGCAATCCTGGAGCTGATAGCCCATCTGGCATAAGCTGCGGTCAACACCGTTGAATCCGCTGGTGATAGTGTTGTTCAACGCGTATGTGCTGTCACAGATACCCTGCTGGATACCTCTAATTCCGTTTTCTATACCGTTCAAAGCAAAGCCCTCATTGATATCTGCTCTGGTAGCAAGACCCTGGAGTCCCGCGCCATTTGCACCGTTGCCGCCGAAGCCATTGCCCCAGCCTCCCCCGGCGAACAGGAAGAGAACGATAATCCAAATCCAATCTCCCCACATACCGTCACCATTTCTGTTATTTCCGTTTCCTGTAGCGGCTGCAATGTCCGCTAAAGAGTAACCACTTTCCATAAATATTTACTCCTTTAAATTTATTTACAAAATCATGCGCATTGATTTATGTACTATTTTTTCATTCCTCCAAGCATCTGCTGAAACTGCTGGGCCATCTGCTGGGCTTGGTCTAACTGTTGCTGGGTAATCTGACCAGACTGAAGCATCTTCTGCACTTCTTCCTGGGGATTACCCTTGAAGTTGTTCTTAAATTCCATAAACTTCTGAATCATCTGCATTGGGTTGTTTCCCCCTCCCATTCCAGGCATCATGCCGCCCATTGGTGAGCCGCCGCCCAACATGCTAAACAATGGATTCATATATTATTTCCCCTTTCCGCTTGGCGCTGTGCTGGATTCTAAAAGGCCATATAATTCATCATATTTTGCCTTTAAATCCTGATACTCGTTTCTGGTAACATACTTTTCATCCAGATTTTCAGCCGGTGCAGATTCCTTTTTCTGACCATTTACAATCTCTTTATATTCAAAAGTGCGGAGTGTTGGCATCCCTGCCGCATCGGTTGTCTTAATATAAAAATACTCATTTTCACTGTCCATCAGCAATATAGATGTGCTGGGCGCTACTAAATACGACTTTGCCCCGGCCTCACCCTGCACCCATAATATTCCTTGATTGGTCTGCGGGACCTGTGGTACCTGCGTCTGTTGCGGCATCTGGTATGGTGCCTGTAGCTGCTGCAATCGGTCCATAGGTGGTTGTATCTGTGGTTGATATGGGTATGCATTTGGATATGTATTTAGATAGTTTGGATTGATAAATGGTTGCGGCATTATATCCCCTCCGTTCTTTTATAATCCAATTATCCCATAAAAAATAAGCCTCTGACAGTTCGTCAAAGACTTATAAAAGTATCATAAAAGTATTATTTTTTTCTATTATCTATATAGGGAGTAATTCTATTACACACCCTTATGATTTTATTATTGACTTTTCGGCTCAATCTCTTTGCCGTAGATATACTAATATTCATCCGCTCTGCGCATTGTTCCAAAGATATATTCTGTGCGCGCAATTCAAATAATTGATGCTCATCATTTGTAAAATTACAGTATACACGGAAACAATTTAATTCTAATACCGTAAAGTCATATACTTTCAAAAACACACCTCTTATTATTTCTGCGCAAGATACAAAATAAGTTTTTCTCTCGTTTTTTTTAACTGTTCAAGGTTGCTTCCAGGCCCCGCAATTTGGCTATCAAGCATCGTTAGCAGTACTTCAAGAATTAGCGAATCTCTTTCGGCATACTTCTTCATGACATCATAATCTCGTCTATCATGTTCCTCTAATATCTCTACACGCTTATTCATTTTAATGGCAGGAGATATCCATTTATGAATTACAGCGAACCCACCACCTAAAACAGATATCGCTCCAAATATTGCCAAAACCGTTTTTCCAAACTCCATTATGTCCATGTTATCGCCTTTCCCAGTAGTATATTGGTATTTCCTGCCCGCTGTCCCATGTGTCCCAGTAATAACCGTCCTGCACACACACCACATGCCCTGTAATTGCTAAAATGTATGTTCCCATAGGATTATCTTGGCAAAAGTCCTCGACCGTGTATACATCTTGTCCGTGGTCATCCACTATGTACCGTTTAAACCCATTTTGACGTAGGTATGCACCCCACACATGATTGGCTGATGGCATATCAGATAGAGCACACGCACATACAGTCACTCCGGCAAATACCGTTTCCCAGTCGCTGTCAAGGGCTTTTGTTATAGCCCGGATAGGGCAATCGCCCACACGCTGATTGCGTGGATTAGGATTGAATAGTTTCCATCTGCTCATTCTTTTTTTCCTTTCGCATTCTGATATCGCCGCGCTGCGCCCCTAGCCTTTGCCGCCTGCTCCCGGTTCCATCTGGCAATCTGTAGCCGTTCCTGCTGGGTGCGTAAGTCGTTTTCTTTACAAAATTCGTTATATGCCTTATTCTGCCGCTGTAACAGATACGACTTGCGGTCAAGGTCTAACTGCATTTCAAATTTAACTGATTCGTCCTTGCATTTATCTACGGCCTCCTGCATCCCCATGACCTCGCGTTTTGTCTTTCTGATGCGCCGTTCAAGCGTTCGCTGCCGCTTCTCCAGCTGCTCAACCTTGTAATTGTCTGCGGTTTGGATGTCTTTGTATGGATTGTTTACCCCATCACCGCTTCCGAAGGAGTGACGGCAGTTCCATCCACATAACCCTTCGCCTGTTCCGTATCCAGTCTGGGAAAATGGAAGAAAGCGCTTATCCTTTCCAGTCCTGCTGTAAAACTGCCCTTGCCACCATAAATGATTGCCCGGATTCTGCCCTCCGTCCCCGGTTCTGGCCCCGATGTGCGCCGACACCAGTATGATATCCCAGTCCATTTCTTCCATACGCTTAATAGAGATATCGCCTGTAGCCTGGGCTACTCCGGTGCGTACTGCGCGCGCTGTGGCAGTTTCTATGGTGTCTTTATGGCCCGAAGGATAGTGTACTATCACTCCGCCCGATATCACATTATTAACTGCCTCTTTGACAGCCTGTGTGTACGATACAGCCCCAGAAGATACAAGGTGGTATGCATTATCACATTCGTTTATAAAAAGCCTTTGTGCGGCTTCTGCTGTGGTCCTAGTATAGTTTTCCCACTCTCCCATTGTTGCATCCATGTTTCGTTCCATCAGTCGGATAAGCTGCGGAGATTGAGTAAGAGGAATTGGAGATAAACCAGCAGCTTCATATATTTTATGGTCATATTCCAGGGCCTTGATTCCAGCTTCTTCCATTGCGGCCTTGATTTCTTTTTCCTGTCGATTAGTGATTTTGGATAACTCTGCCGTTATGTCCTTCAGCAGATATCCTGCATCCCGCAATATCTGTATTCGCCATCGGTCAGAGGAGGTGAGCAGGTAATCATCGCCGCGGCCTATGCGTATCATCATGCGGTCTATTATCTGACGGATAATGTATGTGTGAAGCTGTGAGGCTATTTCTTCGCTTCCTTCTGCGATTCTTGCAAGGTAATCAGGGCTTAACATTTACTCTTCCTTCTTTCCCTTATGTCTAATCGACCATTCAAATACTTTCGGGGCAAATGGACCAAGTGGTATATTGAATACTATCCAAATTAATAAGCTTCTCAATTTATTCCTCCTCAAACATCCTAGGTCCATCCTTCGGCTGTGCTTCCTTTACCATAGCTTTTGCATCTTCTTCAGATAATCCCTCAAACTTCTGGAAATACATCCAGGGTGGTACCTTCCCCTGCACAACATACTGCCACCATCTTGCCCGGTCCTCTTCACGGTTGTATGTAATGTCCCCAAAATCATATGTTATTTCGTAGTTTCCGGCTGGTGCCAGTCCGTACAGGTCAGCATATACATTGAGCGCATATATTGCCCCGTCAAGACAACTTTCCAGTTTGTCGCGCACATCCTTGATTAGCTGTATGGTTCTCCTGTCGTCAGCCTCTACCTGTGTGGCTGTGACCATTCCTGTTTTTTCATCAAGCACAAAATACCCATTGGAATATCCACACTTAAATCCCACAAATGAGAGTAGGTTGTTTATTCCGGTAATTCTAATATCAGTATTCAACGATGGAACAATCTCCTGATAGAAAGACTCTGTTCCATTTCCAAATACATTTTTAACATAATGAGGAAGCTTTTCATTGCTCATGCCAGCATAACGGCCTTTAATGTTTGTACCGCTTCCAAACATCAGCTGGTCGTCTGCCAATATAATCTTCTCACTGTCAAATATTTCACCCACGTTTCGGCTGTATGCTATATCAAGGTCCTTTAATTCTTCTATGGCCTCGGCATATATTGGCAATCCTAAAGGTGATGAAATATCCAAATTATTAGCCTGTGGAGTGCGTAGTATGCCAAACATGGGACCATCTATTTTCTCATTGTTTGCTTTAAGTATAGGTGGAGTCTCTGGAAGCAAGTCGGACCACTTAGTCCTGTTTAATGCTATCGGTTCCCCCACGCTTTTTGCAGAGTGAGACACATAAGCTCTATTGGATATGTAATATGGGTAATAGGTGTTCTCTCCATCTTTGACTTCGACAAACCGATGATACTCAAACCGGGTATAATACTTATCATTTTCGCTGTAGCTATCCTTGAATACGATTCCGTATATACCTTCATTGTCGCAGTCTGTAATGATAAAATCCATGGGTGTGAATATGTCCAGTCCCTTACCGTTTGGCTTAAGTATGATTGTGCCGTAGGCCATACCATATTCTACCCAATGTCTAATCTGGAAATATATCTTATCAATCTGTTCCTGGAGCCATGTCGCTCGCGCGCTCCCGTCAATCTGTATTCCGATTGCCAAAGTAGCAAGCCGGGCCGTCTCTGAGCATATAGCCTTTGCAAAGTTGATTGTCTTAACGTTATCGTCAGCATTTACCCAATAGGGAGTACCCCGGTAGATATTGGCGCACTCTGTAATCTTGCTTTCCATCTCCGGGGATACCACTGATTCAACGTTAAAATCTTCTTCTGCCTGTCGCTTGAATATCATTCCTATCACCTTTTTAGCCCATGTTATTAGTCCCATTTAGTCACCTTATGCCAAGAAATACCCATTTTCCTTTGCCGTATTCCATTCTGTTTCCCTAAATACCAATTCCGTTTTGTCTTTCTGTCCATAGCAATCATACTCCAGAAAAACTTTCAGTAGTTTTTCCTTAGATGGTTTTCCGAACTTTTTTTCATATTCATCTGTGATATCTTCAATTTTATAGACAGACAAAATAAAATGTTCTAATACATTCATTATGCGCTGTTCCCCCTTTTCATTGATAATGGACTTGTGGCATATCGGAGTGCATCAATCCAGTGGTCGTTTCCATCTGGGTAATCCGATATCACCTCACCGTTGCTGTCAACCTCATGCTCATATTCTATGATTTCTTTGTATGCTCGCGGTGTACGTGCCGGGTCTATAACGATTGTACGGCACTGCAACCACTCAAAGGTATATTTCCTACTACCCGGTGTTACAATGGCTCTACGGGCCGGTAAACCAGCGTCACGGAAGTCTATAATGCTTTCTTCTTCATCCACACCGCAATAGATTGTATAATCATCGTACCCAGCCGTCTGTATATCCTCCGCCATCTTACTATTACGGATTTTACAGCCCCCCATTTCGTCAAGCAGCACAACCAATTCTTTGTTTGGTATGTAAGCGGCCCGGATAAAGGCTTTGGGGTCCGGGAACCAGCCCCAGTCCTGTCCTTGGTAAATGCTTTGGTATCCCTTGATTTCATCATCTGTAATGGTCCGTATATCCAGCATGTCAAATATATTTGTACCAAGCCCAACAGGTAATCCTAAATACTCATGGTTATATGCCCGCTCATTGGTAGATTTAAGATGTTCGGCACGCTCAATAAACATTTCTCCTAACCACTCTGCCGGTACGGAACGGTAATCGCTTTTATGCCTGTATGCGCTATCATCCGGCGTATTTACATACTGATTAGCCCAGTTGCTTTGACTGATGGGTGGGTTAAAGGATTTGAATACAACAAACTTGCTGCCGCCACGTAACACTGACTGCTCAACAGTTCGTATTTCCTCCGGCCCTGCAAATTCGTCCAGTTCCTCGAACCATAAATATTTAAAGTATCCCTTACTGGCTTTAATTGACTTTGTTTTCTTTGCCTTATCAAGTCCACGGAATATTATCTTTTGTCCTGTTGGCTTATAAACGAATCTGTATGGGCTTGTACGGGATTCCCATAAATCTGTTACTCCTAATGCGTCTATCGCCCACTGTATCTGTTCAAATACTGATTCTCCGATGGTTACGGCGTACTTACGAAACACTACCGCATTGGCCTCTGGGTCATCCATCATTCCCAGTATGATTTCAACGGATATGAAAGAGGACTTTGTGGAACCGCGCCCACCGTAAAGGTCATAATATGTATGATTGTTGTCCAGGATATCCCAGTGAACGCCATAGAAGGAAGGAGCGATTACATCAGTCAGATTTATTGTTGTCTGGTCTTGGTATGTTGTTGACAATAGTAATCCCGCCGCCCTCCTGCCTTTTATCTGTATCTATCTTACGCTTTGCCAGTTCCACCGCCGCTTTAGTTCTCTCTGCCAGCGGAGCATCAAGTCCGAATTGGTCTTTTACTTCTCCGCGCATTACAGACGTAAGGTATTGCAGTATTTCAGCGGCATCAGCTATGCGGCAATCATCAATCTGTTTCTGTCGCTCGGAGATATATGCAGAAACCGTAGGCTTCCGTAAGTTTTCACGCCCTATTGCGTCTGCTGTCCGTAAGCTGTAACCAGCCTTTCTCGCAGCTTCTGCCGCATTCCCGCACTCTATGTAATAATCTGCAAACGCTTTCTGCTTCGGTGTAAGCTCCACTTAATCGCCATCCTGTTCTATATCGCTTTCAAGCCATTCAATTAATTGTTCTTTTGTCCATGCGACAGATGCACTTTCTCCAATATTCATAATTATATCGGCAGCTGATTCTATATCGGAACATATTTTATCAAAATTAGTTTTTATTATTTTTCCCATCCCTTCACCGCCTCCCATATCTCCTGCAAGCACTTTACAACCTCAATCCCCGATGCACTCCGCAGTATCTCATAATCCCTGATTTTCCACCCTCCATGCTTATCCTGCTGTAGCACAGGGGTGCTTAATATCCATATCGTTATCATGCGCCCCTGTTCCTCGCTATAGAATTGATTGGTGGATATCTTGATTATAAGTCTGGTCTGCAATATGGCACGCTGGAGCTTTTTCATGATTGAACTAAGATTCATCTTTGCTTTCTGCCTCACGGTATTCTTTGCATACTTCCATGTGTGCACACCAAATAGTTGCAGTCGTAGATTTTACCACATTAGATTCCAGCATATTTCTATATGATGTAACTATGTTTTCGGCTTTTGCGTCAATGTGAATGCAGTTTTCACAGCATTCCTTCAATAGATTAATAATCATGTTTTTCCCCATGCGATATAATAGTCCTATACTAATTTTACCATAAGTAGGATAATCAAACCGTCCCTCCATTTTTACATATTTTTAAATCTAGTAATTGGTATACCTAAAGCATTTGCTATTTTTTGTAATGATTCTATCTTTGGATTTCGGTCGCCTGATTCATATTTCTGTAAGGTAAAGACGGAAATTCCTGCTTTTTGCGCCAATTTTTCTTGCGTTAATTTTGCTTTTACTCTTGCTTCTTTTATCTGTTTCCCGGTATCAATACTCATTAAGTCAGCAATAGATACGTTTAGCACATCTGCAATAGAAAAAAGTATTTCATATTTGGGCTTGCGCATATTATTTTCATATTGCCTAATTGTAATTTCTGCTAATCCTAAAGCTGCACCCAATTCCTTTTGTGTCAATCCTTTTCTTTTTCGATATTTCTTAATGTTTTCTCCAATTGGCATGGCTATCCTTTCCACCTCCCAAACAATGTCATTAACCGCCTGTATTCATCGAGCGTTTTTCTTTGGTACCCATAAAAATCATCTCGTTTAATTGGTATGTTCTTCCTCTTACTCAGCTTGTCATATCCGATATTACCTACAAGGCTTTCGTATATCTCCACCTCCAGGCCAGGAGCGGAGGATATGGCGCACTGGAACAATGTAAGCTTATCTTCTACGCTGGCGGTCTGGCAGTATTCTTTTATGCGCTTGGCTTCATCATCGGTAATGCCATAGTCACTATAGTTCTTGTCCCTAGTCCTCATGTCCCTCCTTCTTACACATTAACCCTTTCCCTTATCGACCGAAGGGTGCGGGGATTTGACTGCGCATAATACCGGGCCGTCACTCCCGGGTCTGCATGTCCCATAATCTCCTGTATGGTCCCAATATCAACCCCTCTGTTTTTCAAATTCATTCCCAGCGTCTTGCGTGACTTATGCGGATATACCCGGCATGTTAATCCGGCCCTCTTTTTTATGGTTTTCAATATTGCCCGGAATCCACAAGTGGTCATTTTTCCATACGGCTTTCTGGAGCGTGGGAACATATACAGGCAATCATCTTTCCTGCTGTCCAAATACAGTCCATAATAATGCCGCGCATCATCATCCAGATAGATTGTACGGTATCTTCCGCCTTTCTCTCCCTGTATCCATATGTCTCCACTCCTCATATCTATCTGGTCAAGCGTTATTTCCGCAATCTCTCCTATCCTGGCCCCAGTACTTCGAAGCACTTCCAGTAAGGCTCTCTCACGGATATTTTTGCACGCATCCCTTAACCTTGCAGATTCTTCTGGGCTGTAGTAATCAATTGGTTTAATGGGTACTTTTTTAGCTGGTATAGACTCTACCGGATTATCTGTAATAAGCTTTTCAAGGCGCATCCATGCGAAGAATGCTGACAGAAATCTGCGCTCGTTATTATAGGTACTAGGCTGGTTTTTCTTTCCCCCGGCAGATACATTTCTAATTTCATACCGCGATAAATACCAATCAATATCAGTGGTATCCATCTGGTCCAGTGATTTTGTGCTTATCTCTGTCAGCAATCTTCGTATGGCATTAAGATAGTTTTGTTTAGTTCCTTTTGCCAAATCGCGTTTTTTAATCAGGAACAATTGTATTATGTACTGATTCCGCTGGCTTATATCATCTTTTCTTTCTGCCGGAAGAGTAGTTATTTCCTCCATATTTACTCTTACCAATTCCTGCTGCATTACATTTTGCAGAATGGTAAGAGTCTGTTGCTCCATGATATATAAGGACATTGCTACCAGTACATTGTTGATTATTTCAGCTTTAATTGTCTGTGTACTCATAATTATATCCTCCTCATTCGTATTGATTTTCACGTCTGAGTGAGATATAATATACTCAGACGTATTTACGGGAGCGGTGGATTCATCTTGGCGGGTGACCACCGCTCAGTTTTTATTCTGTGCATATATGTTCCTCTATTTATTTTTCTTTAGTCGGAAAATTTTAATCTTCGTATGGTTCTATTTTCAGGTATGTTATCCCCCGGATTGTCCCGTTCCCTATTAACACATCAGATGCTGTCAACATCCCCGATATATCTGCACTTTCTTCCTGTCCTATATCTGCCAGGACAATATCGTCTGGCGGCGCTTTTTTCAGCAGTTCGATTAATTCCCATACCGTCATTGCTGTCTCCTTCCGAAAATTTTAAATTTTACACCATCCACGACTACAGAAATACTGATTAGAATTAAAATACTTAGTCCAATACTTGCACTTCCAGCATTTCTTACCTTTCATATCATCCTCCAACTTTCAATTGTCCTTAAAGATTTCCTCTATTGCGTCTTTGTCCTCCTGGTCCTGTTTAGCCTCCATGTAGCATGTATCACATAATATAGGACCGCCGTGTATATCTGTCCTTTCGCAACAATCACCGCTGCCGCACATTTCGCAAAAAAAACATACCGCTCCTTCCCGGTTTTCCGCCGTTAAATCCTAAGTTTCCACATAACAAACAGTTCCCAAAGTCCACTCTGCGTAGGCTTTTGCCTCCTGATATGTCTCAAATTCTTTTTTTACCAGCGATTCATCACCGTTCACGTTTTCTACTACCCACACATTTACACCTCCTTCAAACTGCTATATGTTAAATTATCGACCTAATTCATCAGCGTAAATCAATCCCGAACAACCAAACTTATTACCATACCAGTAACAATATTTTCCACTTAAAATCGGATAATCTTTACATTCCAATTCAAACGGTGCTATTACCTGCGCCTTATAAGCTCCGTCTGGTATTGCTCCATACTTTTTCCTATGTGACGATTTCTCTAACCCGTTATGTCTAACTTTAATTACAGCATTATCTCCGGCTTCTAATCTCATTAATGGACGTTGCCAGTCATACTCTATTTCTTTCACGCCTTCCTCCTTCAATTGTTCAAATGTCAGTTTCACTTTACTCCTCCACCCATTCCAACGCTTCTCCACAGTCCTG